ATGGGCATACGATGAAACGTCTTGCCTATTTGGCAAAACAGATGGCTGTAAAGAGGAGGAGGCGTTTTATTGAAACCGTTAACAGTTTACGATGGGCATACGATGAAACGTCTTGCCTATTTGCAAAATGCGTATGACATAACCTATACTCAAAATCTTAACAGTCTTTGGACCGCCGAATTTTCGATGCCTTTTTCTGATGGTAAGAATCGCTATTGTGAATCTTTTAATCTGATAGAAATTTGGGATGTTGATGGTGGCGGAAAAGACCGTTATGTTGGATTGTTTCGCATCATGCCGAGGGTCGAAGAGGCTCTCGGCATTGGTGCTAACATTCGGTATTCTCTCGAGCATGTACTTGGAACTCTAATCGATGATACAATGCTGGAATGGCATGAGGTTGGTGATACAGGAGTTTATACTGCAAATGTTATTGCTTATATTCTTGAGCATCAATCCCAAAAGAGATGGATTTTAGATATCTGCGATTATGACCATCAATATTTATATGGATGGCAGGATGAAAATCTCCTCAGTGCATTATATTCTGTTGTTACACCATTCAGCGAAACCGATTATTATTGGGATTTCGATACAAAGTCATTTCCATGGCGACTTCGACTTCGGAAAACTTCCGAGATTCCTGTAACAGATATTCGTTACAAGAAGAACATGATGGGAATGACCAAAACCATCGACCCCACTAATCTTACAACTCGTTTGTACTGTTACGGGTATGGAGAAGGCGATAACAAACTAACTATTAAGAACGTTAATGATGGCGTTCCATATCTTGAATCGCCGAATGTTGATAAATACGGCGTAATAACGCAAGTATGGACAGATGAACGGTTCACGATTGAAGAATCTTTGAAAGCCACAGGAATAGCAATGCTGGAGAAGCTTCAAGAACCAACTGTTACATATGAAATAGACCTACAAACCATTTCATCAGCCGCAAATCTCCAAATCGGGGATACGGTTCGGGTGGTCGAAGGTTTGTTTGATGAGTATATGGTTGTTCAAGAATTGACAAAAGATGATTTAACACGCTATCCAAATAGTGGAAGTATTGTTCTTGGTCATGATACAATTGACCTTGGTGAATCCATGGCAAACATTGTGGAGAAACAACGTATCTCTGAAATGTATAGTCAAGGAACTGAGTCAATTTTTATGGATAGTTTCTATGATAATGCAGATGCAGCAAATCCATCCGAAGTTACTTTTGTAATTCCAGATAATGCTGTTCATGTAAATGAAATAAGGTTTTCAGCTAAATTAGTTGGATTCCGAGCATATTCTAGAGCTACTCATGGTGGAGGGGCTGGGGCTATAACATCTTCCGATGGAGGAAGTAATAATCTTACTTCTTCTAATGGGGGATCATCAGAACAAACAAGTTCTGGTGGTGGCGAAAGTAATCAAACTTCTACAGATGGTGGTAACTCAACTATTACTAGTTCTGGTGGTGGAGGAGCCGAAGTAACATCTCAAAATGGAGGCGGAATCGAACAATCCGAAACATACGAGGTTGGTACAGATCAAGGAAATGCTGTATGGTCAAGTTCCGAATGGTCTAGAGATGGAAAAACTAGTGAAATGTGGAGTGATAGCGGTTCACGAACAACAACATCTGTTCAATCGCATACGCATATGGTTAAAATAGATCATATTCATGCAATGCCAACACATCAGCATCCACATAGTCATAGATTCAATATTCCATCTCATAGTCATAGAGTAAGTGTTCCATCGCATAGTCATTCAGTATATCTTCCATCTCATAGACATAATGTTTATATTCCGTCGCATACACATAGTGTAACAATACCAACACATACACATAGTGTTTATATTCCAACGCATACTCACAACATAACATTACCAAATCATGTGCATCAAATCGAATATGGAATTTATAAAGGTCCTTCGGCACGGTCTATGCAAGTATATTTGGATGACAGACTTGTTGGGTCTTATGATTCGTCCATCAAGGATGTAAACTTGATTGACTATATGAATAAGAATGCGAATGGAAATATCCTTCGCGGAGAACATATCATCCGAATTGTGCCTAATAGCCTTACCAGGATTGAGGCAAATATTCAGATTCGTTTGTTCACAAATTCTCATGGAGGTGGACAATACTAATGGAAACTGAAAAGTTCTTAAGAGCAGATGGCGGAGTCTATGATGGTTCCGGTAATGTCATTACACCTCCGTCAGAACTTGGAAGGCTGCAGTATCAGATATCTGCGCCAATTCCTTCCAAATATTTGAAACCCGATGGGTCTGTTGTCTCTGAACAACCCGGAGGTGGAGGCGCTGGTCATATCGGCTTTTATTAAATGAAAGGAGCAATAATTCATGGAATCTAGAAAGATGTATCCCCCGCAGAAAGACTCACCTTCAACCTTTCTTATGGGAGACATCACAGCAACCGATACATTTATTGTTGTCGGAAACTCTGATGTGCTTCCTCAGGAAGTTCCGTATCCTCTTACACTCGGTATTGACAAAACCATTACCGAGACCGTATTGGTTATGGCAATTGGTGAGGGAAACAATCAGCTTACCGTCGAACGCGGCGATGGAGCACTTGCCTGGTTGAACGGTACTAAGTGCGCTCGCGTCTTTACGGCAAAAGACCTCAAGGATTTGCAGGACAATGTCACAGATGTTGTTGCTCAATCCAACACAAACAAGGATGCTATCGGCGATGAAAATTCAGGCCTTGTGAAGCAGGTTGCTGACCTTGAAAACACAGTCGGCGATGAAGATTCAGGCCTCGTCAAAGGTCTTGCCGATGAAGTTACAGCTCGTACTCAAGGAATTCAAAATGAAAGCCAAAGAGCACAAGCTGCGGAGGGTCAGCTCAACACAAACAAAATTAATCGTTCCGAGATGCCTCAGGTTATCGTCGATTGGGTCTATACGGCCGATGGTACCGGTGTAACCTTGACAATTACTCGGTATAACGCCAGCAATCAGACCACAACCACATTCCAGAAGACCATTCCGATGGTTTCCAATGAGGATGCGGGTCTGATGACTCCGGAGGCTTATTCCGAAATCACTTCTTTGCGTAGCGATGTCTCGGCGCTTCAACAGCAGGGCGGGCACTTTATCGGAGTGAGTTTTGCAACTAAGAGCGACCTCGACAACTATACAATTCCCGAAGGACTTCACATCGGCGACTTCACATATGTCTTGGATGACGAGACTCAGCAGGACGCAACGACTCGTTATGTCTACGACGGTGTATCGTTCAAGTTTGCGTATGTTATCAACTATGACCCTATTGAAATTGCCACAGCGGATACAGCCGGTATTGTCAAGAGTGATGGCGGAACCACTGAAGGAAAAGTGTTTGTTGAAGTTGACGGCACAATGTCTGTTATCGGTTGGGACCGTCTTTGGGAAGAGCTCGGTAAGAAGTATGAGTTCCCTGAAGGTGGTACGGCTGACCAATTCTTGAATGGTTTGGGCGAATGGGCTGAACCAGCTGCTTCCTCCGGTGTCTTTGTTCTCCGTGCAACCTTTGAAGCTGGTATTGCCACCGGTAGTTTGTTCACTGCAATTGGCGGTAGCTTGAACTACAGTGGCACTGTTCCGGCCTCTCATGTCGTTGACATTCCGGCCAATGACCCGAATACAACCTACACGATTCAGTGTGGAAATTCAAAGAGCACCGTTGATGTTGCAAATCTTTACGGCATCTTTCCCGTCACTGTCATGGGCGCACCGACAAACGTTACATGTACGCCCTTGAATGGTAACTATGGTCAGGCCGCAACAGCCCAGGCAAGTTGTAACAGTTCTCTTACAGTAAAATGGTCTGCAACAGGCCTTCCTACGGGGTTCAGTATTAACCAAACCACCGGCGCCATCACGGGTAGCTCGACGGCTGTTGGTACTGGAAACTTTAAGGTCACTGCTACGAGCGATGCAGGTGCTACGGTTTCCGGCAATATCGCTTATAAGATTAGTGCCCTTAAGCCGTCAAATATTGTCGGTGCTGATTTAATTGCTGAAGACGAAGGCGAATACGTCTCTGTTCAGTTCACCGTTAACAAGAATGGTGCAGCTGTGACTTGGGGTGTTGATGGACTCCCCGATTGGGCGGATATTCTCAATACTTACGATAGCGCCAATCTTGCTATTTGTGAGATTGGCGGTTACCCCCGTGCTGGAGATGAAGGCTCTGGTACTTTCTTGGTGCAGGCAACAAACAGCGCTGGTTATGTTCAATTGACCAAAAATTGGAGTGTATCTTACTATGTTCTGTTTGGATTCAATCTAACCCTTGCAACGGCCGACCCGTCTGCTCGTGTTACTTATCCTTCCGGAGTTGCTAACTATGGTTGGACACCGGCGAAGATGAATTTCGGTGGCGTCTTCAACTATGGTAGTTGGGTTAACAATCCTTGGTTTATGCCGAAACCTTGTATGCTTCGTTCGAATGGTACTGTAGCATACTACCTCAACCCCAATGACTATACGAAGAAAGCTGACGGTACGGCTTCTGATGTCGCAAATACATCGTTTGATGGTAACGCGATGATGGAGTGGCCGAAAATTTATGTCAGCCGTGAGGAGGTCAGTGGTGTTTACCAATTCCGTATCTGTAACAAGAAATTGGATTCCTCATTTGAATGTTGGTCGAATTATGACATCAACAATTATGAGATTGACCATTTCTATACACCGATTTACAACGGAAGTGGTTCGACATCAAAATTGCGTAGTCTGAGTGGGCAGGCCTGTCTGGTTTCGACAACCGCACAACAGGAAATTGACGCCGCAAAAGCTAACGGGGCAAACATTTGGTATACAGAAGTTCTCTCTGATAGAATGCTTCTTATTGACCTTTGTATTCTTCTTAGCAAATCCACGGATAGCCAAGATGCATTCGGCCAGGGTCGCGTTAATAGTTCTTTTCAACAAGCAACGGGAAGTATGAATACTAAAGGTTTGTTCTGGGGCGGAAACCCGAGTGAAACCGGCGTTAAGGTTTTCGGCATGGAGCATCCTTGGGGAAATATTTGGAGAAGAACTGCTGGATATATGCTGGTGTCTTCCGACCAGAAAATTAAACTTACAAGGGGTACTAAAGATGGCTCGACGGTATCTGATTACAATATTACGGCTGCGGGATATTTAAGCCTCGGTTCATATATCTCCGGTTCAAGTGGCGGTTACATCAGCGCCACAAAAACACATGTTGGTGGACGATTCCCGACAACTGCAAGTGGAAGTGCCACAACATATGAATGTGATGTCGTTTGGTTCGGTACTGCAACCTATTACGCGTTATTCGGGGACCTCTGGAGCTGTGCGCTCCAAGCCGGCGTCTCGTGCGTTTCTCTGAGCATTGCGCCGTCCCATGCGAACTCGGCCTTTGGCGCGGCTCTCTCTTGTAAACCACTTGCGTGAGAGGAGAGGTCTGGGGAACCTAGGTTCCCCAGTAAAGCCTCTTTTACGTAAGTAAATATTTTAGGGCTATAGAGGCCGTCAACCGCGTTATTCGGGGCAACTGGAGCAATGCGCTCCAAGCCGGCGTCTCGTACGTTAATCTGAACAATACGCCGTCCAATACGAACTCGAACAATGGCGCGGCTCTCACTCATATCCTTAGTTACTCTCAATAATGGTCTCTATAGCGGGAGGTTCGACCTCCTTACCGCACCGCTTGGTGAAAATTAACTCGTCGCAAGCATCTGTTAGTAAACTTCATGTCGAACATGGATGAGAGGATAAGAAAGATGAAAACTTTCAAAGGATTATATGAAACTTGCGTTAGTCCCGCTAATTTGCGATTGGCTGTTAGAAATGCTAAGAAATCAAAACGAATCAAGAAGACAATCAAACGTAGACACTTAAGTGATGACTTTCTTATGTTGTCTACTGCAGATTATATTCAAGATTTTCATAATGCTGAGCATGAGCTAAAACAAATTTGTGACGGGATTACTCAAAAGATTCGAACCATCATCGTACCAACAATCGATGAATTATTGGTTCAGCACGCTGTATGTCAAGCCTTGCAACCTATGTTCCAAAAGGGAATGTATGAACATACATATGCCTCTCTTCCTGGCCGTGGCGCCCATAAAGGGCGTAAAGTTGTCGAGAAATGGATTAAGCGTGACCCAAAGAACACTAAGTATTGTCTTAAGATGGACATCCGGAAATTCTTTGACAATATTCCGCACGACATTCTCAAAGCAAAATTGGCTCGTAAAATTAAGGACCAAAAGATGCTTGACTTGTTGTTTGAGATTATCTCAGTTACAGAATCCGGCCTTCCACTTGGGTTCTATACTTCTCAATGGTTGAGTAATTGGTATTTGATGGAGCTTGACCACTACATCAAAGAACAACTCGGTGCTAAGTATTACATTCGATATATGGACGATATGGTCATCTATGGCGCTAACAAAAAGAAGCTTCATCGGATGCGAGAAGCAATCGAAGCGTTTTTGAATGAATTCTTGGGCTTAACCTTGAAAGACAATTGGCAAGTATTTCGCTTCAGTCATGGTCCGGAAGAAGACCCGAATTCTCTTGGACGAGATTTAGACTTCATGGGCTTTCGGTTTTATAGAACCAAAGTGACTTTGAGAAGAACTATAATGCTGAAAGCAAGTCGAAAGGCGCAACGAATTCGGAAGAAAGAAAAAGCAACTATTTCCGGCATTCGTCAAATGATGTCGTATTACGGTTGGCTCACTTGGACTAATACATATGATTTCTATCGTAAATGGATTAAACCAGGTATAAGTTTCCATGAGTTCCGAAAGCGTGTAGGTCGCCATGCCTTGTTTGAACCGATGAATGTCTATCATCAATTATTGAAAGCTTATAGCTGAGAAAGGAGAATTCAAAATGGAATTGCAATACCACTATTCCGAGTCGACGGTGCATCCTGACGAGATTGCATTTGATACGGAACATGTACGGTTGACCCGTAATGTGAAAGAAGAATTGCGTGAGAACGATGATGACGTAATTATATTCTACACATATGAAGAAGCCGTGCTCACATATCGTGAGTTCCAGGTCTATGCAAATCTTGCGCTTGTTGCGCCGCTTAATCACGCTATGAAAATCTTATTGGGGGAGGAAGAGTAATGCAGAACTTTGACGAACAAGCTCGTAAACTGCGACAGCAGATTATGGGCCAAGACCTTGTTGCAAGCGTAACATTTGTGACGTTGGCTCAGAACGAAATGATGGACGAAGTCACCATTACGGAGCATGCAGACCTCTTCGTCATCTGGGATGAGAATTGGCGTGGTAAGCGCGGCGGCATTGTCAGTGACGAAGGCAAACTCTACAAGTCAATTCATGACGTCACCGATGCTGGACAAAATCGTAAGCCTAGTGCTACACCGAGTATGTGGACGCCCATCGGTAATCCCGGCGAAGAATGGCCGGAATGGTCGCAACCACTTGGTGGACACGATGCTTACGACAAGGGTGCTAAAGTTAGCCATAAGGGAAAACATTGGACTTCCGATGTGGCTGGCAATGTATGGAAACCTGGTACCTACGGTTGGACAGCTTCTTAAAACTTATGAGGCCCTCAGGATTTTCTGAGGGTCTCAATTTTTCGCAAACTTTTCTTCTCCTATAATAGAACTTATTATGGAGGGATAAAAATGAAATTAAATTGGTACAATGAATCCATCAGTCAGGGCGAGCACAATAATTTGATGCATAATGCGTATTATGGAGTACAACGAATTTCGGACTCATTGCGAAGGGCCAATGGTATAGCCATTGTGAAGGCCGCATATGATGCCGATTTCATGTCAAGAGATGCGTATATTGCAGCATTGAATGAGCTTGGAAAACTGGAGAATTTTGAATTCAAAGTTACAGACATGTGAAATCCGCCAAAAGAATAAGCGGTATGAGAGCCTACAAAGGCTCTCAGCTTAATCACAAACTTTTCATAGTGTATAATGAGAGGCATGTTAGGAATACTAACACTTCTTTTATATTTTGGAAAGGAGAATGATTATGTCGCGCTACACCATGTACATAGGACTCAACGATCGAGCTAAAGAATGGCTCAAGAAGAACGGCTTCCAAAGAGTTGGTAAACCGTTCAAGTCCAATGAGGGTGCTATGTATCCCGAAGAGGAGTATCTCTATTATATTTGGGGTACATCAGACAAGAAGAAGTGTGTCATCGAAACTCTCCAGAACGCGGTCTGGGCAGGAGGACCAAATCTCCGCGTAGCCCTTAAATGGGCATTCGGTGTCGCAGAGGCAGACATCGGAAAATGGGTCAAAGAATCCATTTGGACACCAGAAGAATGTGATAACGTTATGGACTTTGATTGGCCAGAAGGGAGCAAAGTATTATGAAAACCGAACAATTCAATCTCGCAGTGGAGGCTCAAATCGAGCGGTGCACAAACGTCCTTATCAAGAAGGCAAAGGAGTATGCGACCGAGGACAGACTGCATAACTTCAAGGTTGCCGCGGCGCTTCAGGGAGGCACTCCAGAACAAGCGCTTGCAGGTATGTGGGCCAAGCATATTGTGAGTGTGTTTGACATGTGTAACTCCGGTAAGGAGTATTCGGAGGAAATGTGGAATGAGAAGATTACTGATTCCATCAATTATCTCCTGCTTCTCCGCGCAATGGTCGAGAAGGAAGACGTCAAGTTTGACGGCGATGACATTATTGTCGAATCGGAACAGGACGCAAAGAAGGTCTTGGAATCGGCGGCCGCATTGGTCAATGATTATGGGCAGTGTTCTGTCGCCGACCTGTATGAGTTACTCGGTGTTAGGTCCGTATTCGCGGACACCAAATACGGATGGAAGTCCGTTGAAGGATTTGCTATCGAAACCGCATACGATATTGGCGGCTTTCGTCTCGTCTTTCCGACTCCCGTTACGTTGGATTAAAAGGAGGATTCGTATATGCAACCCGTTAAAGTTCTGCTAAAAAACCTCGGGGGTAAAATCTCCAAAAACAGTCCTCAAATCTTGACGGGTTTGGGCTGTGCTGGTGTTGTTTCAACAGCTGTATTAGCTGTACGAGGAACTCCTAAGGCTCTAGGGCTTTTGGAAGACTATTACGACGAGCATGGTGAGATGCCTAACGCCGTAGACACTGTCAAAACTACATGGAAGTGTTATATTCCGGCAGCAGTTGTTGGAACAGCTTCCATTAGCTGCATCATTGGAGCAAATTGTATCAGTTCTAAGCGTAATGCTGCATTGGCGGCCTTGTATTCACTTAGCGAAGCTACATTTCGTGAGTATCAGACCAAAGTCGTTGAAACAATTGGACAAAATAAGGAGCGGAAAGTCCGTGATGACATCAATCAGGAGCGGGTTCAAAAGAATCCTCCTGGGTCCAACGAAGTTATATTTACGGGCAACGGCGAAGTGATGTGTTTAGACAAATTGTCGGGCCGTTACTTCAAGTCAAGTTACGAAGCGATTCGTCAAATCGTAAACGACATGAACTTCCAATTGAGAAACGACAATTGGATGAGTCTCAATGATTTATATTATGAGTTGGGGCTCAGTAACATCGACCTCGGAGACATGATGGGCTTCGATATCGACAAGGGACAAATTGACCCGAACTATTCGAGCACCCTCGACGCAAATGGTCAGCCTTGTTTAGTTGTCGACTTCAAAGTGTATCCGATGTACGACAGATAAGGAGTGATATTTGTGACAGATTTCGAATCTGAAGGCGGACTGGGCGTAGAGCTCAGTTCCGTTCAATGGGAACCGTTATATTTTGACGAAGAAGAGAAGGCCTGTGAATACATGGTTAAGAATCCTTCAACCGTCTATCCTGACGTCTTCCCGCAGAAAGATGGGCGGTTCCTTGTGTTCATTAAGGAATAACATGCCCTATAATGAAGTTATATTTGAAAGGAGGAGGTCGTATGCACTTACCGAAAAGCATAAAGGCACAGATAAAGAAGGAGCGTGATGCTACGTTCTTGAAGATGAGTGCGGATGGAGTCAGTAAAGATGACTGGAACGAACTGAACAAAAAATATCAGGCTTATAACGAGATGTTAAAACCATCTTGTAAACTAAGCCCGGATACGATGTTGGTCGTTGCCGGAAATCTGCTCGGCATCGTCTTGATACTCAAACACGAGAAGATTGACATCGTCACTTCGAAAGCGCTGAGCTTCGTGCTTAAGGGGAGGGTCTAAGGACCCTTCTCCTTTTCATTTATATTTTGAAAGGAGTCTCAGTATGGATATGAACTCGAATGGATGCCAGAATCGATTATTCCAATTCGGATTACAAACAATGATTAGCTTCTCAACTATTACATCGTGTATAATAGAACTCATTTGAAAGGAGATTTATTATGAAACTCACTGATGTAATGGTTAATTTGATACTCAAGAAAGGTATTCTTGGCGAATTTAGAAATCTGGAAACAGAATTCGAGATTCCTGCCGAGGAACCTAACAAGAAGCCAATCAAGATTACCGTGAAAGCGGAGCACATACAAATCAAATTAGACAAGGGAGAATAACCCTTAGAGGGCCGTAACAGGTCCTCTAAACTTCTCTAAAGGAGGAACAATTTATTGAGTAAGGTTAAGACATGGATGACGGAACATGAAGGGTTCATCATGATGTTGTTGGGAATCATAGGTTTAACGGTTCTATTCGCAACTCATCAACCCAAGCAGGATGAGATTGAACCACCTCCGGAGCCAACCGTCATCATGGAAACATCAGCCGCTCCGGTCGAACCGCCAATAAGTCCTACGCCAATAGAGCCTCTCGTTTCAATTAAACCATCTCTCGAGCCAACAACTGTGCCCGAGCCTGAACCTATACCGCCCAGATATGGTTTTACCGAAGACGAAATTGTGCTTATGGCAAGACTTCTCTGTGGCGATAAAAATATTGATGGTGATGGCGAATACGATATCGATTTTGGAAACGATGAACGCTATGACCAGATTTCACTAGTCCTTTGTGTCGTAATGAACCGCGTTCGATGCGAAACAGGGTTCCCGGATAATGTTACGGACGTCATACTCGCCAATAATGGGCAGGTATGGCAGTTCTCTCCGGTTGCTCGTTGGAAAGGTGAACCGAACGTCTCTGATATTGCATTACTTCGAGTTAGAGAATGGTGTGAGGCGTATGACCGTTACGACTTAGGAGTACAATCAATCCCCGAAGACCATTTATATTTTACAGGGGATGGAAAGGAGAATCATAGTCGATGAAAAAAGACGAAAAGATGACTTTTACCAAGTCCATCCTGAGTATTGTAGTCCTTTTATATTTCATAGGGGCTCTGCTTGGTGGAATCTTGGTAGTGGCAGCGGCAGTTGTCAATTGGAAGCTCGGTATGCCGATTGACAGTCAAATGTTTGTCGCTTATGCGGCCTATTTAGGTGCTCCGACTGCTACAGCTATTGCATTTTACGCTTGGAAGAGCAAATGCGAGAACCTTTTGAAGATAGAATATGGACGACAACAGTACCAATCTTCAGAAGTACCTGACCAAGTCAGCATGGATACGCTGGCGAATATGAATGGAGGCCACTATTAATGGATATTCTCAAATGGTTCCTTGGGAACTGGGATGATATTTTGGTAGGCATTTTGCTGGTTGTCCTGGCAAGCCTGCTCATCTATCAATGGATGAAACGTTTCGGTTCTGTCTTCCGCGGCATGCCGATTGAGGAAAAGATTGCCTACATAAAGCGCCTTTTGGAGAACCTTTCTCCGATTGCGCTTAATTTGGTGACTGAAGCCGAGATTGCATTTGGCGGAGGAACCGGCAAACTCAAGCGCTCTTACGTAATTGACGAGTTATATTCTCGTATTCCGGATGAATACAAGAAATACGTTACTGAGGGCAATCTTGATGCGGTACTTACTGACGCTCTTAATGAGGCCCGACTACTCTGGGAACACAATGATGAAGTCAAGAAACTTATGAAAGGCGAATCTGCGTTATGAGAACAAAGTATGTAAAGCTTACTTATTCCAAGAAGACGAAGCGTCTGACCTATTCCAAGGTCACCGTCATTCCCGGCGGCCAGCTTGTTAAGGAAGAGCTTGCGAAGGCAATTCTTGACGAGATGCCCAAGCGTCTGTCGCTCAAGCCTTACAAGGTTTGCGTCAACTTCAACGGGTCTAAGCATTACGAAGTCACCGTCGTAAAGTAAACAAGGCCTATAATGAAGTTATACTGAAAGGAGCTTTTATATGAAGAAGTTGGAACTTATTAAGGGAGGTCTTGAACTGTTAACATCGATAGGAGTCGGCGTTCTTGCTGGCAGCGCTATTGGGCTTGTAAAACCGCAGAACCTTGGCAGAATCAAAAAGATTGCTGTTGGGGTTGGTGGGATTGCATTGTCCAATATGGCGGCCGACCGAACGGTCGAATACGTTGATGAAAAATGGGACGAGACCGAAACAAGTGTTCGGGAATTCTTCGGAAAACCCAAACCGGAAACTTCAGAGGAGGACGAGGCCTGAAAAGGCCTCTCCTCTTCGCATTTAAAACATACAGTATAATGAAAGACTTGCTAAATATATGGAGTAATGGTAACTCACCAGTTTAATCGCTGGGGACGCGGTTCGAAGCCGCTAATCAAGTCTTTTATATTTTTGTGATGAAAGGAGGCGTTGAACAGTGCAACTCACACCAGCTCTTGGTACGAACATCAAGGACTGTCCTGAAGGAATTCTGGATGGTAAGACTTGGCGCATCACATCTAAGATAGACGGGGTTCGGCGCCTCTTCTATAAATCCCATACTGGTCAAGTATCAGCATACAGTCGCACAAACAAAAAAGATAAGTGGTTAACACATATCTTCAAATTCTTAGAAGCTCCATGGTTTCCTTTCGACACCGTCTATGATTGCGAACTGGTTGACCGAGAGTTATATTTTGCAAAGGTTCCTAGCTTTGTTCTTCGCGCCGAAACAACTGGTAAAGCTTCTCAGCAGTATCCCGATAATAAAGA